GCGGCCTGCGACACCGCTTTCGGCGTCTGATTGGCAAGCGTGGCGAAACCGTCGGTGCTATCTCCCGACGGCGTCACGGTGTTCCAGAACACCTTCTTATCCGGGAACATGGCGACCACGGCTTGAATGTCGGCCTCGACCTGATCTGCCGTCCGGGTGCCCGCCTGCACATCGTTTATCCCGTAATTGCCGATGATGTGCGAGCAATAGGCAGCAAGCGCGGCTCGCCGCGAATGGCTGGCAACGAAACGCTGCACGCGGTCGCTGTAGAGGCATGCGTTGATATACCCGAAGCGCGGCCCGATGCTGCGCGCCATCTCGCCCATATCCGCAGCGCCATCGATCAGGTCGCCATATCCGAAACCTCGGCTGTCCCCGATCACCAGGCAGGTCGGCTTGCGCGTCGGATAGACGATTGCGCATGGCGTGATGATCGTCAGATCAGATACAAAGGTGTCGATCGTGGTGCTGTCAGCGAGGCCGGATGTGGCGATCGCGGCACGGTCATAGACCGTCCGACGATCCACTGCGCTCGAATAGCTGATCACGCTGGCAACCTCCGCGTCCGCATAGACGTGCAGCAGGAACGGCGCGCCGTCCGGGATGGGCGTGGCGAGCGGAACGCCTGCATCGCTCAGCGGCGAATTGGCGCCATCGGCGACCACCGGCGACCCGTCCAAGCCATTCCACCGCACCACCTGCCATGGCGAGCCGATCGGATACTGGATTTTGGCCCAGAAACGCACCGTCCCGCCGCTGCCGTGCTCCATATAATCGCTGGTCGACACATACCAGTTCGCGTAGGAAATCTGCGGCATCGTCACCATCATCTCGCGCGCGATGTGCAGCGAGTTGGCGTTGGCCTGCTTTTTCGAATTTGCGAAGTTGTTCGTGTAGCACCTTGTCCCCACCTGACCGGGATACGCAGGCACGTCCGCTGCAGCACGGCCCGACCCGGTCCAGCTATCTCCAAAACCCATAGTCCTGCTCCCCCTTAAACCGCGTCGATGACCGAACACATTTCGCCGGCGGCGGAGGCATGCCATGTCCGCCGCTCACCATCCCGCACACGCCAGCCATCCCCAGCAGCGGCAGCAAGACCGGGATCGGTTCCGAATTTGACGAGAATATCGCCACCCTCAGCAGCGACAGCCCAAATCGCCGTCGCCGCAGTGGGCGCGGTCACGGGATCGCCACCCGATTCGACCGTTTGCGCGCTTGCGGTGCTCTGCACCTCGGCAATCGCGATCGGCTTGCTCGACGGCATCTGCAGCGTCGCCGCCGTCACCGCCCGCCCCGCCGCCGTCATCAGTTCAATCGTAACCCTCGCCATGCCTTCGCCCTTTCAGAAAATACCCAGGAAGCTCGGTTTCGCGGCCTCGACCGCTTCGACGTTGCGCGCCTCGCACCGCTTCACGATGCCGGTCGCGTCGGAATATCGGCCGTTCGCCTTTTCCAGCTGGCCTGTCTGTTCGACAAAGCCGCGCTGCCACGGGCGCGCGTCGTCATGCCCATCGGGCAGCTTCACGCCCTGCGGCAGGGGCGCGGGCTCGACACCCGCCTCCCATCTACTCGGCAACAGGTCGGTGCAGCGAAGCGCAGGCGGGCTGATCACGGTAGCTACGCATGCCGCAAGCAGCGCGCAGGGCAGCATCATTGCTATCGCCCGCAAGGGCAGCATCGATCGCATCACGTCCATCCTTCACGGTTTCGTCGATTGAGGTTTCGCGGGCCTGTGCATTGCCGATTGTATCGACGGCATCGGCCCCGCTCTGCATCGCTGCCCCTGATTGTCCCTTGGCAACCTTGGCCTCGGTCTTCGCGCCGCGCTGGCGCTGCCAGCTCCACAGGCTGAACATGGCGGCGATCAGCGCGACCGCGACCAGCGCAAGGATGATGCGGGACGAGGTTTTGGCGAGCCACGCGCTAGGCATCGTCGCGATCCTCCGTCGTATGTACGGGATCGCCGGGGCGCCCGGTCGGGTCGCCGTGCGCATGATCCGCGTTCGCCGCGAAGTAGAAGGCCATCACCAGCCCGAGCAGTCCCTGAATGATGACCGCCTGCGCGAGGATTTCGAACAGCTTCACATCGGCAAGGCTGGGCTTCACAAACAGCATCACGAGGATGATGTTCGCTTCGAGAAACAACGCGGCGGCGAGGATCGCCCGCGTGTTGGCGCGGGTGAGTTTCATTCGACCACTCTCGCCAGCCAGCCGTACATGAATGCTTCGTTCGCGGACCGACCTTCGGCGAGCGTCAGATAACGCTCACCCTGCAGGGCGTTGAGCAGCGCGAGCAGCCGGCGCTCGCCCTCCCCGCCACGCTTCGTCAGGAAGGCGCGCAAACCCGCCAGCGTGTTCGGCCCGATCCGCCCGTCAACGATCAGGTCCGGATAGTCGCGCGCCCGATTGTTCAGACCGTTCAGCGCGCGCTGCAGGAAGCCTGCGGCAACCTTCGGCCCCATGTTTACGCCGGTATCGACCAGTTCCCCCGCGATGAGGCCGGATACCCCAGCCACCTTGTCGAAACCGGGCGCTACGACATATTGCCGCCGATACACCTCACGCGCGAAGCTCTCCGGCATGTCGCGCATCGGCCCGGTCCATCCTTGCGACCGGGCTGTCGCTATCGTGATCCCGAAATTGGTTTCGCCACCGGCATCGCGTGAATCGTTCACGTAGCCGCCCTCGGCCGCGATCACGCGGTCGATCACCTCATCGGTGTCCATCTCATTGCTCCATAAAAAAAAGCGGCCCGTGGCCGCTCGTTGGTCAGTCCTTGTCGGACCGCGCTCGTGCTGTCTTTCGATCGATCTGGCCCAGCAAAGCCTGTTGCTCGATCGTCGTCTTTTCGAGCGGGTACACGTCCCGCAAACCCGCAATCGGCGCCGTTTCAGGACGGCGTGGATCGTTGTTCGATGGCGTTGGCGTGACCGTGGGCCGGTGCATCGGCTCGACCGGCGCAAGGCTCTCGCTTTCATCCCCCGCAACCTTCTTCAGGAAGCGGGTGGAGATGACACCCAAGGCTTCATACGCAAGCAGCGAGAGAAGCGAGGCGACGATCGATGTCACCTCCAGCGTCATGCCGAGGGTGCTGCACCCCGCCCCCGCCAGCAACGCCAGCAGAGGCATGACGAGCAGCCGGTTGATCAGCCACTCCCGATCGGGTGGGCGCCCCGCATTACGTTCGCGCCCGTACGCCCCCAAAAGGCCGATCGCCGAGGCGATGGCGACAATCCCCCATAGCCGGACCGAATCGCCCTCCAGCCAGCCTAGATACTGTTTCACGCAAGGATGCCCCCCATAACGATGCAAAGCCCCAAAATTCCCAAATGGGTCAGCACCACCGCACGCTTATGGCCGGGCGGCGTGCGCGGGACATGGACACAGAAAATCACGATCGCCGCGGCGATGGCGAGGAGCAGCAGGAACGCCGCCGACCAGTAATCGGTGCGCGGCGCGATGCCGCCCCAGATCGCATTGACCTGAAACCCGACCAGCGCCACCCCGGTGACCGCCAGCGCCACCTGTTTGAGATCGCCCTGATCGATCGAGCCGCGCACCACACGCCCCCATGCGGGCGCGGCAAAGAGGATAACGAGCGCCCAGCCGATCAGGACGGCAAGGCGCAGGATGGGAATTATTTCGGCCATCGCTCAGACGATGCCGTTCAGCCCGCGCAGGCCGGTCTGGAGGCAGTTGAGCTGCGGCCAGAAAGGTTCGGAGGCGTATTTGCCGCCGATTGCGTCGACCGCTTCCTTAACCGCTGCATATTCCGGCATGTTGAGCAGGTCAGTGAGCGGCTTCAGATAGGCTGCGCGCGCCGCCGCCGCTTCGGCGGCAGCCTTCGCATCGGCCTGCGCGATGGTCTCACGCATCTGCTGAAGCTCTTCGGGTGTGGGGTCGGTTGGGATGGTCATCTCCGTTCCTCATTGGATGCGAGCAGGATCACTGCTCGGTTTGCACGATGGAAAGCTGTTGCTGGGTCGATACCGATTGCGCGGTCGCGCTGGGTTGCCCCGCGCCGATCGTGCGGCTGACGATCTCGGCACTGTATTCGACCGTAGCGCCGCCGCTGGTGTCGGATATCGTCAACGATCCGCCGATGTTCGCGGAATACTTGCCCGATCCCCCACCGGCACCCTCATAAGGCGTGATCGACCAGGTGCCGCTGGCATTCAGCGTGCCAATGACGACGCCATTGCGTTTGACATTCACCTGCACCGCCAGCCCGCTCCCCGAGTTCGCGCCGCCAATATTCGTGTTGTACGTCGAGACAAACGACCAGTTGTAACTGACGACCACCTGCCGGGTGCCGCCGCGCGACCCGACCACACCTGTGGAGATCGAAGCATCCTGCGCGATGCTCGTGGTCTGAACCGCGTTCTTGATCGTGCCTGCGGAAAGGGCGCCGCCGAAATAGGCCGCGCCATTCGTCTTCACGTACTGGATCGCCGAAGCCTCATCGCACTGATCGATCGCGCGAGATGGGCCGAACCATTCCAAAAACTGACTGCTGGTGCCAAACCCGTTGCCGGTCACCTTCATCACCGATCCGTTGTCGAAGATGATCCGCCCAACATCGAGATCGATCTTGTGCGAGCCGGAAAGGTTTTGCAGCAGCCCGGAAGTGACCTTCCGGATGCGGGCTGCCGCCATCGTCGCTTCGCCACCCTCAAACACCACGGCATCACGCAGATCGTTGTTATTGTCCGGGTTCGCAATCACAACTTTTGCCGCCGCCATGGCGATCGTGGAAGATGATCCGTCCGCCTTCGCCGCAATGACCGCGCTGTTCGTTCCGGCGTTCGCCTGAAGCTCCCAATAGGCGCTCAACTTCCCGCTATGCTCGGCCAGCACGCCCTGATTGATCGCAACCTGCGCTTCGAGATTGTCGATCTTGCCGGTTTTGATTTCCGCGCTGCTGGCCCGGCGAAGTCCGGCGTCAAACCATGATATCGTCTTGGCTGTCGGCGTTCCCCAGCCGGACCAGTTCATCATGATGTGCCAGTTCACCAGATCGTCGCGCGACACGTAAACCAGTTTCGACCACTGGCGCAGGCCTCCCTTGGTCGGGCTTACGTCGCCTTCGGTGTCGGCTTCGCTGCCGAAGTGGAAATTGAATACGCCCTGCACGGTCAGCCCGGTGCAGTTGTAGCTTCCTGCATTAAGATAGGTCTCGGCATGGAAAACATACCACCCCTGCCGGATCGGGACGGGGTTCGACAGATAGAAGCCGTTGCCCTGAACGAGGCCGCAATCTGTTCCGGCGGGCGCGACAATCTGCGCGCAGTATCCACCCCAGTTCTGCGCCGCCGAAGCAAGCTGGCGCGAAATAGTCGCGCCTTCCTGCGACCACCACGCCCAACCATCAGGCGGCGCGCTACCGTCACCGGTCCAAATAACGAATTTGCTGTTCTGGTTGACATCTCCGCTCGATGCCGATGCTGCCAGAGCCACGGATCGCTGTGCCGCCGACGCCTGCGCAGTGGCAATCGCTGCTTGCGATGTCGACGTATTCGCCGCCGTCAGCGCCGACCCGGCCGACCCTGCCGCCTGATCGCGATATTGAACCGTCAGAGTCTGCGCGGTCGATGCCTGCGATGCCTTGTCGGTAGCTATCGCGGCCTGTTGGGCCGAAATATTGGCTTGCGTTTGTGCAGCGCTGCTTTCGGTGATGTCTTCGATAATCAGCGCCGTGGTGTGGAATCGCCCGTCGTTCGGCAGTGCCGAGTTATCGGGCGAACCTGATGCGTTCTTTCCGGTGAAGATCAGGTCCGGCCATAAATTCGGCTGATGATAACCCATCACCTCGAACTCGCCGCTGATTTTCAGCCACGCTTGCCCCGGAGTTTGAAAGGCCGACATCGCGCCGAGATATCGGTCGGTAGTGGAAGGCGTGGGCCCGTCATACAGTCCGAGCCAGAAAACCATGTTTGTCGCATAGCTGAAAACCCAAGCGGTCACCCGATATCGGCGGCCGACCTGCTTGGTGAGCGGCACCTTGACGCGCGTGCGCGCTTCGCCCGTGATCTGGCCTGCCTCGACCTGGGTGATGTACGGTTGAGGCCATGACGCATCACCGCTGGTAATCACCTGCCCCTCGTAATTATACGCCTGCCGACCGACAGGATCGAGAGTCTTGGGGTAAAGGCTGTTTGCGACGCCCTGCGCGGTCGCGGCGAACTCCGCTGATAGCGACTGCGATGCAGATGCCGACGCTGCGCTCGCATCCGCGCTTGTTTTATCAGCACGCACATTCTCAGCGATCGACTCGACATTATCGTTCGCCGCCTGCGCTGCGATCCGGTCGGCCTGCGCGCTTGCGGCGCTCTGCCCGGCCTCGCCCGCCTTGCTGGTCGCGACCGCCGCCGATCCGGCAGACGCATTCGCGCTATCTCCGGAATCATTTGCGGCTTGCGTGGAGAGGTTGGCCTGCTGCGTCGCGGTCGCAGCCGATTCCCCTGCATCACCGGCAGCTTTGCTCGCCTGATCGCGATAGGTCTTCGCTTCCGATGCGGCATCTTTTGCTGCCGTCTCAGAGGTCTCTACATCGCTCGCAATGTCTTCCACATTCGACTTTGCAAGTTCCGCCGCAAGCTTGAATTGCTCGGCCGCACTGGCACTCGCGGCCGCGCTTGCGGTCGAACCATAGGTCTCGAACAGGTCATCGATGTCCGACTTCGTTTGATCGATGTCGGCAAGGACCTCTTCGGCATATTTGGTCCCCACCGGCGTTCCCGGCGGCGCGCCCTTTGTTGCGCCATCCTCCGGCTTCGTCCCGTCCGGGTCCGACACGCTCGGCCATTCGGCGGTCTTACCCGCCTGCCGCGCAAGCAGGATCGGCCCGCTATTGAGCGGATCGAACCGCACCGGCTCGGCAGGCTGAACCGACGCGCTGTCCTCCGCCTCCCAAGCATAAATCGCCGCATTCTCTTCGCGCAGGACAAGCGCGATACGCCCTGACCGGCTCGGCTTCTGGCTGACCACCCGGAACGGCTTGTTGATCCATCCCAGCGGCGAATAGGTCTGCCAGACGATCGATCCGATCGTCGCAGCCATGCCCTTCATATTATATTCGGCCGTGAACGTGCCCGAATATTGCATGCGCTGCAGTGTCTGCTTCGCCAGTCGTTCGGCCCGCGCCGCATTCTCGACTGTCGCGAAATCGATCCGCGCGACCCGGTCGATCCCGTCCTCACTCGGCAGCGACACCGACGGGAACGGCGGCATCTGATACAGCGACGATGGATCGGTGAATGACCCCGCGACGATGTTCGGGATGTTCGTCTGCCCGCCCATCGGGTCCCATGACGCCCCGCTCACAACATCGTGATCGTCGAACGTAACCGCTGGTGTGGCGAGCGTGTTGGTTTTGATCAGGAACGACAGCTGCCCGTCGCAATCCAGCAGGTCGCCGGCGCACCCGGCCAGCAGCGCCGCAACGATATCCATCGGCGCATCGTTCGTCGAAAAAGCGCCTGCCCCACGATAGCGCTTCTGAGATCCGCCACTCGAAAGCGCGATATCCTCATCGCAGATATTCGCCGCCGTGATCGCGCTGTCGAGGTTGATATATTTCGGCGGCAAACCACCGCCCACCGACAGCTTGCCGTTGATGCGCCAGCCCAGCAGAACGTTCAGCGATTGAATGATCGGGTTTTCGCTGCTCTCGCCCCAGGTCGATTGATCATCGATCCGCATCGGACCGTCACCGCCGACCGTGCTGTCAAAGCGCGGATCGTACATCGGCATGCCTTCGCCGATGACCGTCACGCGCCCCGGCATTCCGGAAACCAGCGGCGACTGTTCCTTGTCGGTCTTCCCCGTCCGCTTGATCCGCAGGCGGATATAGGCACAGCCTGTCAGCCGATCGTCCGCGCCCCAGCGCGTGCCGCCGTTGATCGCGATCGTGTTCGACGCCGTGCCTTCAGTCCGGGCAGTGACGGCGGTCAGATACCCGACATATTCGCCCTGCACGCCGCCGGTCGCGGACCATGCCAGCGAATCCTCGAACCAGATTTCGTCGATCGAGCGAACGCGATGTGCGGCGGCGGCAAGGATGTAATCGATATATTCTTCGTCTTTGCCGCTTCCTTCGTAATAGCGGATATCGGCGGGCATCGCTGTGGTGCCCAGCACCAGCTTGCGCGGCGCCTGCGTATCGAGCCGCGCCGTTAGCCGGTCGAGATGCGTTTCCGACTGGGGTATCTTCGGCCTGCCCTGCAGCGCGCCGACAAGCGCCGCGCCCGCCGAAGCGGCCATCGCAATGGTAGAGGCTGCGATCGACGCGCCAAAGGCGGTAAACATCATCGTCCCGCCAAGGACGGCACCGATGCCGGTCCCGATCGACGCCACGATTGCGACGCCGGTCAGGACCGTCTTTACTACCTTGCCCATATCAGCGTCCGACGCCCCAGACGCCCGTCCATTCCCGGCGCGGAATCATCGTCATTCCCCCATCCCGGAAATAGAACAGCGCTTCTCCGCCCAGCACGACGCCAAGGCAGCTTTCCTGCGTCAGCGCGATATCGCCTCGCCGCGCCAGCGCAGGCGGCACGCGCGGGAATCGCTCATCAAGCCGTTCCGCCATCGACCGTTCGGACAGCAGGGCGAAGGCTTCGCGCTTCGTCCGATACTGCCCGCGCAGATCCGCGATCGGATCGACACCGGTCTGAGCGATGACGCATGCCGCCGCCCAGCGCGCGCAATCCCGGTCCCATCGGAACGGTTGCTCGCGCCATTCCGCCACCGTGGCGGACAACCGGTTTTCCCAGTTCGGAAGGCGGCTCATCGATCGGAAACCAGCCCGCCGCGACCGGGCCTGTACCCGCCGCTTCCCATGCTTCCCGACACGCCGGCTTTCTGCATGCCGTTCGCTGCCGCCAGCGTCTGTTCCGCACTCTTGTCCCCGGCGTCGAATTCGCTCTGGTGCAGATAGGTCAGCCCCGACGCCTCGCTCAGCGCCGCCTGATAATTCTCGATGCGCACGGCGATTGTCTGGTCTTCCTCGCCGACCTCGACCGACAGGCCGACGATGTGACCGCTATAATAACGGTGGATCGGCAGCGGCGCGAATTCGACCGGTTGCCCGCCCTCGCCGAATTTCGACGGCTCCAGCAGCCGAAACCACAACCGCGCCTCCCGCTTGCGCCACTTCGACCGCTGACCGACAATGTCGAGCAGATCGGTATTTTCGAACGGCAGTCCGGACAGCGAGGCGCTGACCGTATCCGATCCGTCCTCGCCATGCTGGACATCGCCCACATCGATCAGGTCGCCGGGAATCGCTTCGAAGGTCTTGCCGTCAAGGTCGCTGTCACCGGTCTGCCCCTCAGCAAAAGCGATGCTCTGCACGCCTGAAACGACTCGCACCGGATCGCCCTCGATATCCAGCCATGCGAACCACTGGACATAGACGACCTCCCCGCCCAGCGCCGCAATCGTCGCCGCGTCCATCAATATGCCTCCAATGCGGAAAAGCCGAAGCCATCCTGAATAAGATCGACCGTCAATTTCAGTGCAGGCGCGCCATCGGGCAGCGATGCGTTCAGAAACGGCATTGCTGTTTCGATCACCATGTCATCGGCGACCACACCCCGAAGCGGCGAATGGAATTGCAACGTGGCAATGCCCGCTGCGCTCGTCTTCACATCGGCATCAAGCGTCATTAACTGCTCGCCGACGGTCACCATCTGCCCCGCCTTCAGGACAGTGGAGGACGCGGGCCAGCCATCGCTGCTTAGCGAATAGCCCGACCCTGCACCGCGCGCCCGAACCACGAACCCGCCATCATGCTGCGGCTCGCCGGTAACCGGCAGGTGGAAGCTGTTAACCGGCCCGCGCAGCCGTCCGAAGAACACGCGCCATTCCAGCGCATCCTCAACTTCCATGGCTGTGACGGTGACCGCCGCCTGCCACCACGAATAGCCCATATCCAGCGCCTGCCGCGCATTGGACAGCGCCGACCGGTTTACGCGCGCGGCGGCGATCGGCTGAAGCTCAACCGAAAAGTGCCGGGGGATGCCCGGATAAGGGATGACCGGCATCAGCCAACCCGCCCCCCGGGAGTTACGGGCCGCGCCGCATCACGCCGCGCTTTCGCCGATGCGGTGGACAACATACCCGGAGCAGCGGCCTGCAGGATCTGCACCGACTGACCGGCGCTCTTTTGCAGCCAGTCCGCCTCAAGTTCGGGCGACAGGCGAATGACCAACTGCCCCCCGCCGCCGCCGATCTGGTCATTCGGCACGATCGATCCGCCCTGCCGCCCCATGCGCAGGATCTCCGGCCCGCGCTCTCCGACCAGATAGTCGGTATTCGGCATCACCGGCCCGCCGATCGCGCGACCGCCGCCAAAGGTGCGGAATGACGCCATGCTCGCGGCAAACGACTTCCCGAAAATGCCGGTCGAACCAAGCTGCGCGATCAGATCGATCACGCCTTGCAGCGAACTCAGCCAGTCCCCAGACCGGATGCTGTTCACCAGCCCCTGAAGCGAACTGGTGACGTTGCGCGACATGGTGGCAAAGCTGTCGCCCAGATTGTCGTTTGCAGCCTCAACGCGGCCCCATTCGTCTTTGATCTGGTCGGGTAGCGATTTCACATCCTTCAGGATGTCGACCTGCGCCCCCTCCGCAAGCACCGAAGGCGGCGCGTTGTCGCCATAGGCATCTTTCGCCAACCGGCGCTGCGCCTCGCGCAATGCCTCCGGCGTCATCCCGACCTTGGCGGCATAGGCGGCCAGATCGTCCATATCGCGCTTGAACTGGGCAAACCTGGCCTGCTCCGGGAAGAGTCGATCGAGAAGCCCCGCAACGCGCTGCTGCAGCTGCTGGAATACCTGCGTCGCCTCACTGGTCGCCTTCCGGGCTGGCGCGACCATCAGGCTGTCGAGCCGCGTCATATGCTGCCCGATCTCATCGACCATATCGGGCACATAGCTATGCCCGACCACGGCATCGTACATGCCGAAAAACCAGCCCTTTACTGCTTCGATCTTGCCGTGCAGCCAGTTCCATACCGCGCCCAGCTTATCGACGATCCATGTCTTCACGCCGACATACAGGTTGCGAACAATCGGCTCGATCTTGTCCCAGTTCTTCCAGGCGAGATAGATACCGCCGATGACAACCGCCGCGCCCAGCACGACCGGGTTGGCGAAGACTCCCAGCATCGCCACACGCACCGCCAACAATCCAGCGCGAATAGCAGGGAGATACGGAAGGAATGCAGCCACTGCGGTGACCATGCTTCCTATCGCAAGGACCGCCGGGCCGAATACTGCGGCGATTCCTCCGACAACGGCGGTGACACGAAAAAGTTCGGGATTGGCCTTGGCGAACTCGCTCACCACTTCTGCAATCTTCGTCGCGATTCTCGTGAAAATGTCGAGCAAACCGCTATCGACGATTGAGATCGTCAATTTGCGGAACGACTCCGCCATCTTATCCGATGCCTGTTGGTACTTTTTGAGTTGCTCGACCTGTTGCGGCGTCAGCGTCGCCGCCCCCCTGCCCAGTTCATCGAACGCCTTTCCGCCGTCGCGCAGCAGCGGGATCAGCCCGCTCGCCTCATCGGCGATCGATTCCATGTAGTTGACTTGTTCGGCCTGGCTAAGCCCCGCTTTCTGAAGCGAGGTGTAATACAGCTGCAGAGCTTGCGGCCCCGACAGGTTTCGAAACGCCTCGGCAGTGATACCGACCTTCGGTGCGACATTCTTGAAAAAGTCCTGCATTTCACCGCCGCCATTGGCAATGAAATCACCGATTTTATCCTGCGTGTCTTTCAGTATATCGCCCAGCTTATCCTGTTCGATCCCGACCGTTTTTGCCGCAAATGCCATGCGCTGCAGTTCGGCGACGCTGGTTCCGGCTGTCGTAGCCATCCGCTGCAGCTCGGGGATATTCTCCGCCATTCCGCGCGCCATACCGGCAATAGCCGCACCGGCACCGATGACAGGCGCTGTGATGCCAGCGGACATGATCGCGCCCGCTTTTTGAATTTGTCCGCCGATCTTGCTGAAGTGTTTTTGAGTTTCGCGAATTTCCTTCTGCGCGGCCTTAATGCCGCTCATAAAACTGCCACTTTCCAGCGTCAGGCTTGCGAACAGATTGCCAAATGACGGCATATATCAATCCTCCAGCGCCGGGCCGCCATTGTGGCCCATTTTTGATTTCTGCCGCGCCTGCCGACGCGCCGCCGCCGCCGCGCGCTTGCGCAGCGTGTCGAGCACGATGTTCAGCAATTGCGTTTTCTTCCGCTCGAATGTCGGCGCGGCCCATGGCTTCGCGCCCATGTTCACGGTGCCGCGCTCCTGAAAATATCCCCAGAATGCCCGCCCGATCGTGACCACAAACCGGATGGTGTAGGGCTTGCGCGATTTCTCGAACCGCACGCGCAGATTGTCGCGCAGGTGCCCGAAATCCTTGCCCCGCCGCATACGCTCTCCGGGACGATACGGCGCAGTCTGTTTCAGATCGTCCCGCAATTCCTTCGCCGCCGCCCGGATCGCCGACCGCCCCGCCTTCGCCGCGATATCCTCGCCCAGTTCGCCCAGCGCGCGCTCCATTTCAGCAGCGCCCTTGAGTTCGAAGCTGGTTTTCATGATGCTTCCTCCAACCAAATCAGGAGATTTAAATGATGATGCTTGCCCTCCTGCTCGCTCAGACCGACGCTTTTGCGCCCGCTCGAAATGACATTCCGAAGTTCTGCGCGAGCCATCGAGAGCGCACCCCGCAGCAGAAATGCGTGCAACGCCAGACGAGTGAGCTTGCGGCGTTTGCGAAAATGATGGCGGCTTTCCGGGATCCGGGTCAGAAAACAGCTTTTCGGTGCATGCACTCTGGAAAGGTTGAAAAGCACGTCGATTGGTCCGTAGCAGCATCCTGCATGCGGAAAGCAAACAAGGGAAGATCGATCGGCCAGTGACTGCGAGGCCTCACAACCCCTTGGTAGCCGTCGCGATCGACTTGACCCGGTCCAGCAACGACCCTGCCATCTTCGCCCCTTTGCGGGGCAGGTAATAGGCCAGGTCTTTCAGTTCCTTCGCCCGGCTGAACCGCGCCATGGTGTGCGCCAGCGCGATCTGCGCCTCGCCTTCCGCCTTGGCTCGATCCTGAGCGCCCATCATCGCCGAATGGAACGATTGCGGCGTCTGCCCCCAGAACGCGTCCGGATCGAACCCGCACGCGCACCAGCGGCGATACATCGCCCAGCAGTCTAGGCTTTCGCCTTCGCCTGCCGGGCCTTCGGAGGGAGCGCCTTTCCCTCCGTCACCTGCGCGCCGAACTTCTCACCCAGTTCCTTGATGACCGCGCCGACCTGCTCGCCATGGCGAAGCGCGATCGCAAAGGCGGTATCGGCGTCGATATCGGGGTGCGCGGGCGTGGCGAACGCCTGCACGATCGACGCCATGCCGAACGCATCGATCTCCTGATCTTTCTTCATGGCCAGCAGGTTGATGCCCAGCGACTTGGCCAGCGCCAGCGTCCGCATATTCATCACCAGCGTGAAGCGCTCGGCTTCTTCGCCCTCACCGATCGTCAGAACGGCTTTTGCATCGATTGGAGCGACCATTATGCCGCTGCCCGCTTCGTCAGCGTCATCTCGGTCACCCACTTCGCGGTGATCGTGAACTGACGCACATCGGTGCCGGGGTTCGACAACTTCAGGCTGTAGAACAGCGCGTTGCCCGTGGCGTCGTAAATGTCGGCGTTCTGCTTGAGCACGATCAGATACGGGATCGACCCGTTCGCCTGCTCGATCGCCCGAAGCGTGTCGAGGTCTTCCGAACCCAGCACCAGATTGCCGCTGATCTCGGTCTCGGTACCTTCGACGCGCTTGTTCTTCTTGAATTCCTTGAACTTGCCGGAATTCATATGCGTCGTTTCATAGGTCGACTGCTCGCCGCTCGGCAGATCGTTCAGACCGTTTTCCGGGTCCAGCTCGCCGATCTTGACCCAGGTTGCGCCATCGAGCGCCACATAGAATTCGGTTTCGTCGCCACTGGTCGCTTCCGACAGCGTCGGTGCTTCCGGCACATCAGGCAATGCCATTTCAATTCTCCTGTCGGTTGGGAATGACCGCGTCGATATGATCGCGGTGGATAAATCCTGCGTCGGTTTCTTCGCCCATGTCGGTGACGCTGATGTCCTGCGCCGGAAAGAACCGGGTGCCGTCACGCAACTCGCCAAAGCCGATCAGCGCCAGCACCGCCTCGCGTAAGCCTTCGACCGTGGCGGGGTCCTGATCCATCACGTCGATATAGACGCGCGTCCGAATCCATCCCTGCCGCCCGGTCATGGTCCGGGGGCGCGGGTCGTACACCACGGTCAGCACGATCGACGGATATTCCCGCCGCCGCGACCATTCGACGCTGGCCCCCGCTGCGGTCACGACCGGATCGGCCTTGATCCGCGCACGAAGCGCCGTCTTGAAACTCATGCCCCGTCGCCGATCCGCGCCAGAGCCGTCAGATGAATCTCTTCGCCCCGCTTAACCTCCGCCGCGCTCTTGATATCGTAAACCTGCCCGTCATCGGCATTCGGAAAGCGCACCCGGTGCTTACCGGGCGTGATCTGCGCCGTCTTGCTCGACCAGCGGATCACGAACGTCGCGGGCAGCGTCGCCGCCTCCCCCATCTGCTCGCGCGCCTCTTTGCCCGCCGACGGGATATACTGCGCCCACACGGTCGCGAATGGAGCCCATTCTTCGGCGGTCCCGTATCCGTTATCGCCCAGCGTCAGCACCTCGATGCGGATGAGGCGGTCGAGCTTTCCGGCCTTCATGCTCGCCATGCCTTTTGCTTGCGGCAAAGCGCCTTCGCGGTTGCTTCAGCGCGCTGGAACGTCTCCCCACCCTCGCGGTCATCGTCGAAGGCGCCGATAAGGATCAGCATGGCACGGACAAAGTTACGCGGCACGTCTGCCGGGTTCTCATATCCAGCGCGGACCGTGACGCTGACGGTTTGCGCGTCATCGCGCACGCCGAATATCGTTCCGGCGGCGGGCGAAACCAGTGCCGGGCGGTTGGTGGCCGAAAGACGCGCGCCAGCGATCGGGATAGCAGCGCCAGAGGCGTCAGCATAAGAAACCGCTGGCACCGCGCCAGCCGAGATCGGCCAGGCCCGAAGCGCGACAGGGCCATAGCCCCGGAACACCTCAGTGACATCGCGTGCTTCGAGAATGTGCCCGGTATAATCCTGCACCCACCCGGCAGCATCCACGATGAAACCGGCGATCTCGTCATCCTGATCATTATTATCGATGATACGAAGCTGACGCTTCGCTTCATCAAGGCTGACGGGTAGCGCCATGGCGGCCCTCCGGGGGAATGGCCGGCCGCACACCACGACCGGCTTGGGTTCAGCCCTTGCTCTGGGCCTTCAGGTTCTTTTCGACCGCTTCGGAACCGGAAAGCGACGGATCGTTGAAGTCGATCTTGTTCTGCTCCGCAGTGGTTCCTGCGCGCGGGTCGGCATCGACGGCGGGGTGTTCCATGTCGACATCGGGGACGATCTGCTGCGGCGCTCCGGCTGCATCGACCGTTTCAGCGGCCTTGATGCCGTTATCCTTGGCGTCGTCTTCGGTTTTTTTGGTGCTCATGCTTGCCTCCTGGGTTCACCGAAACCGCGGTGCTCGCGCGCGCGGCTTCGAGGAACCGGGCCGAGGGTTTCCCCGGCCCGGCGGAGTAAGATCAGCTGTTCGCGGCGATCTTGAGAGCGCGCATGGGTTCGGGGTTGTGGACCCCGCCGCCGACGCGCTTGGTCGTATAAAAGTGTACGAACGGCTTGTTGGTATAGGGATCGCGCAGGACACGGATGCCAATGCGATCGACCACCAGATAGGTGGCCTCCATATCGCCGTAGAGAGCGGCGATATTGCCAGCCGCCACGCCCGGCATATCGGTCATTTCGACCACCGGAGCGCCAGCCAGCGTCTGAGGCTGCCCGGACGCATAGGACGGCTGCCAGAGATAATTGCCCTGCCCGTCCTTCAGCTTGCGGGCCGCGCCCATGGACAGCCGATTGACGTAAAGCTTTGCATTCTGGGCGAACTCGCTCGGCAGGTCGAACATCAGGTCGAGAAAGCCGTCGCCGGTGAATGCCGAAGCCGCCCCGCTGTTCACGGCCTTGATTGCGCCATAGGGGTGCCGCGCAGCGTTTGCGGCGCCCTCGACATAGGTCAGCACGCCGAACGGCTTGTTCGTACCGTCACCCGACAGGAAGGCGATGCCTTCCTGACGCGCAAACTCGGTATCGACTTCGCTGGCGAGCCACTGCTCCAGATCGACGGCGGAATCGTCCAGCAGGCCCTGCGAAATCGCCGGGTTGGCGTAGAGTTCGCCCGGGGTGAAATCGACGGTGCCGATCTGCGGCGTTGCGGTAGCAGGGCGCGATGCCGTTTCACCAACCCAGCCCGACCCGACATTTCGATCGCTGAAATACTTTTTGAAGCCAGCCGTCGAGATCGTGATCACGCGGCTTTCGGCGCGCATCGGGCTGATCTTCTTCAGCTTCTCGCCAATGGTACGATCCCATTCGATCGGAGCGAGATAGCCGCCATCAGCGTCGGTGCCCTTCGACATCGCGGCTTCGATTTCCGGCCCCGCCTTATCGCCGCGGCGCATATGCGCTTTGAACGCTGCGGTATATTCCGGATCGGCCTTGATATCGCCGATCACCGCATCATTGCCCAGCTTCGCGGCGGCGTTGATCTTCGCCTGCTCGTCGACTGCGGACTGCAGCTCAGTGAGCGCGGCGTTGATCTTCTCCAGCTTGTCCGTGGTGAGAACGTCCGTTTTACCGGCTTTGATCTCATCGAGCTGCTGGGTGTGCGTGTCCTTGAACGCTTCGAACGCGGTCGCAAGATCGTCGATCGAAGCGGGCTTTTTGGTCTGGGCTTCGGCGCGCACGGCAACGAGGCCCCGTCCCGCTGCGGCAGTGCCGCGCAGGCTGGTCATCATGTTCATCGTCGATTCCTTATTTGACGGTGAGGGCTTGGAGCAGGCGCGAAAAGTCCGCCTGCGGTTCGTTGCCAGCGCTGGGCATGGCGGGTTCGGCAGCGTTTTGCGTACCAATCGCGCGATACAGGTCACGCCGCTGCGATCGCGGCATGTCGTGCTTCGCGAGAAACCGGTCGAGCGAAGCCTTGTCGCTCGGAAATTCGCTTGCGGCATAGACGGGCATCTGCGCCTCTCGCTCCATCAGCGCGTCGGCAAGCCCCGCGTCGATGGCCTCCTGACCGCGAAAATAGACGTCCTTGCCGGCGATCATCGCGGAGAACTCCTCCGCCGGGCGGCCAGAGCGCGCGGCGTATGTCGCGACCATGGCTTCGTCGATATGCTGAAGCGTTTCGACCGCCTGCGCCATCTCCGACTTCGTCCCGATGAAAATGCCGGTCGCTTCGTGAATCATAATTTCGGCATTGTGGGCAATTTCGATGGTGTCCCCGGCCATCGCAATGACCGACGCCGCCGACGCGGCTATGCCGAGCACCTGGACATTTACCGCCTTCGGGTGCCGACGAAGCAGATTGTAGATCGCGACGCCTTGGAAATAGTTGCCGCCGGGCGAGTTGATCTCAACATCCACATCGCGGTTACCGATCTGGCGAAGCGCGGCGGCGATGCGTCGATCGGTCACGCCGCCGCCCTCGCCGTCATCGCCGATATAGTCGAAAATTGATATGGTCGGGTTGCCGCCATTCTCTGCCGAGCGGATTTCGAAGTGCTTGAAGTCCTCCGCCAGCGCCGTCGGCTCGAACTTCCAGTTCGCATCCTTGGCGATACCGGTGATTTCGGGCGGGCGCGCAGCGCGAACCTGCATCAATCCGTTACGACGCATTCTGCTGATCCTCTTGCATGATCATGTTGGCGGTGGTCCCGGCACGCGGGAGGTCTTCGCCTTCGGGGCGGGGATTGAGGTCGAATGCCTCGCGAACCTCGTTTTGCGTGCGATACGCTGCGTTCGGGCCAAGCGCGGCCTTGAAGAATTCTGCCTGATCCTTCAGCGAGCCGCGCAGCAGCGCGCCTTCGTTTACTTTGGCATACATCGTTTCCTGCTCGACCTCACTCAGCAGGCACATCCAGATCGCCTCTTCCCAGATGACGAACCACGGCATCAGACAATAGGTGACAAAGAACAGGCCGAGCTGCTCGATACCGCTCCCCCAGCTCGTCTCGTCGAACATCAACAATGGGCGCGGAACCCCGGAGAATCGCGAGACCTCTTCGGCCTCATTCTGCATCAGTTCGCGCAACTGCGAATCGCGGGCGGAGGAAGCGAAGAGCTTCGCCTTCAAGCCCTCTTCGAGGATCATCCAGTCGTCAGCAGCATTCACACCCGAAAAGTCGTCGCGCAGGCTCTGCTTCAGGTGCTCGATCGCTTCGTCGCCAAGCGTGTTTTCAGTTTCCAGCGCGCCGCGCGCCATCGACCCTTTGGTCAGCAATCGCGACGCTGCCTGCTGCGCCTTGAGCGCCAGTCCCAGCGTATCGGTAGCTACATCAAGTAACCGAACGCCGTTCAGGCCGTCGAGCGTGACAGGCGCGCGGAAGTGGAAAACATCGCTGCCCGGCAGTATGACAGATCCGCCTTTTGGGCGGTCATACTTGAATGTGAGTTCCCATGTGTCGGACAGCTGCGGCGTTACCCGGCGGCGGGGAAGCGGGACAATCTCCCGAACCGCGCCGCGCGAGCGCACCTTCAGCGCAAACGCATTGCCGTCGAGCAGCGCTGAAAGCTGCATATAGCTCTTGAACTGCCCAGCCGTCTGGTAGCTGTTCGCCTTGCGGTGCAGGACGTTGAACAGCGGGTGATCTTTCGCCTTCTCCGTCGTGCCGTCTGCCTTGCGCCGCATCAGATGGATCGGCAGCATCCCCATGGATCCGGAAATCAGGGACATCGCACGAAAAAAGGTGCTGTTGCGCAGCGCCTGCTTTTCATTGACCGCGACACCTGCAACGCCAACCTGACCGCCGCGCATCATCTCCAGCAGCGCGGGATCACTCAGGTCGTAGGTCTGATACGCCGTAATTGGCCCGGATAGTTTCGGGCCGCCATTGTGGCCCACCGTTGCGCGCGAATTCCGAAAGCCGGAACGACGCCGATAGTCATCGGGCGACATCACCACATTCGCCCTCCCATTAAATCCGGATCACGCCGCGCGTGGCGTATACCGATTTCTTTTTCGGCTTCGCCGCAGCCGTGGCCGCGCCGATGCCCATCGCGATGGTCACCATGCCGTCGATCCGGCCGCGCGAGCGCGACTTGTCGAAAGCCCGGTTGCCCTGTCCATCCTCATCGATCGCAACATTGGCCGCACACGAATAGGTGACCGGCGAACTGTCGATGACGACGCGCTCTTCAAGGATCGCATCTTCCGTTCGCGTGATCGAATGCGGCATGCATAGCTGCCGATCCTCAAACATCACCTTTTTGCCCTGCGCGTGCTTCACAATCCGAAGCCCGCGTCCTTCCGGCTTCCCCGGCCCGTCATACAGCCAAGTCTCAAGCCCGATTTCCGTGCATGCTTCGCGAAACGCGGTCACGAACGCGATGTCGACCACGAGCTCAACCACGTCATGGTCAGCGGCTATCTCGGCGACCTGCTGCGCTACGAACGTGTAATCGATCGTCGCGCCGGGCGTGGCGGTCAGATATTTATCTTCGACCCATTCGAGATAGGGAGCGCGGTCGGCTTCAGCCCGGTCGGCCAGACCATCTTTCGTTGTCCAGTACCACGTCTTCGATGCCAGAAGGCCGTCGTCACCAGCCTCCCACGTGCCGGTGAGCGCAGTAAGGTCATTCTTGCGGCTGAGGTCGAGCGACAGCCAGCACTTGCGCCCTCGCATTGCGCGACTGTCGACCGCACCCTGAACGGCCGCCCATTTCGCTTCGTCGATCCAGAAGTCGGCGGCACCGATATCGATGCCGAAATACAGCCGCTTAACGCTCGATTTCGTCGAAGGCCGCAGCGCAGCCGATGAGATAACCTCGCGCAGGTTCTCGATGGGGAACGTTTCGCCGAGCGCGGGAAGCGCTTTCGCCCATGCCGCCTCGTTCTCGAAGATCGTGTCCCGGTCTTCCTTGTCGACGCGCGCGATGAAGGCGAATGCGCTGTCATCGCGTGCTTCACCCTTCGCGATCGCCTGATACATCTCCGAATAGCTGGTGCCGACCAGCTGCGATGTTGCCGGGGTGTTCGTCCCCAGCACCATCAGTGCGTTGCCAGCCACCTTGTCGATCGCACGCTTCCACGTCTCGATCGAACTGTCAGACTTGAACTCGTGGATCTCATCCGCGCCGACGAATGCCGGTCGCGGCCCGGACTGGCTGTCCCCGCCCGCCAGCGTCCGAAAGAAAGAACCCGAATCCGGGTGCTCGATCTTCCACGCATTGTCGCCTTCGCCGCGAATGATGACCTCGCCGCGACTTTCGAGGCTGTCACCCGGCTCCTCATCCGGGATGTCCGCCCTGCACATTGCCACAGCATCGCGGAACGGAACGCTCGCCGTCGCCTTGTCCTGACCGATCAGGAAGCACTGCGCTCGCGGAATGCCACACCAGCCCATGACGTAGACGCCGATCGCGCCCATCAGCGGCGATTTCGCCTGCCCTTTGCCAGTTTCCCACCAGCCGGTGCGGAACCTCCAGCGGCCCGACGCCGTCAGCCACCCGAAATGCGATCCGATCACAAAGGTATGCCAGCCCAGCGGATGAAACGGCTCCCCGGCGCGCGGACCATCCGTCACGCTGAATACCGCTGGCAAGAAGCCCAGCGCGTGCGCGGCAGCTTCCGGGCGCCAAAACAAACCCCGGCTCGGCCCGTCCTTCAGATCCTTGAGATGGCGCTCGGCCGCATGGCGCACCAGCTCACCGGCGACGAACTTGCCGTCAACTGCGTCTTTCGCCCAGGCCGTCGTCGGATCGGCCTCGGCGAGATATTTATTGTGCAACGGGCTTCAGATAGTTGGCGGACGCCGATGTCCGCTTGCCCTTGCGCTGCACCTTCGCAGCGCTGTTCCGTTGACGGGGACTCAGCCCAAGCTCTGCCTCCATGCGCTCTGCGTCGGCGCCTGCGTCCCGCATGGCGGTGTAATACGGGCTCAGCCGGGCAATAGCCTTCGGGTTACCACGCTTCGGCTTCAGGACCGGGCCGCTCTCAGTTACCTCGCGAGAACACCGATCGTAGAGCAAATAGGCCAGCACGAGCCGCTGCACAGCGTGTGCGTTCGATGCTGACAGGGTCTCTCGTTCGCGCATCTCGGTGGTCACGCGACGCCAGTGCTCTTTCGCCGCCGCCTGTTCCAGATCGTCGGAAAGCAGCAGCTCCCACGACGGTTCTTTCACGATACCGCCTGTGTCATCGACTGCGTTCATGACAACTCACCCCTACGGGGTGCCCTCAACTTTTTAGTTTGAAACTGCTTTCGGTGCGCACGCAGGAGAGGCACCGGTCATGGCTTCAGCCGCTTCCAGACTTTTGACCCGGGGGGTGGCTGTTCCATGGATGCGCTGGGTCCGTTGGCCTGCCCCGTGCGTCGACGCCCTTCGCAACGCCCGTGCGCTCTTCACGCTGGATGTCGCTGTCATGGTGCCGCTTGCAGCTCGGCTCCCAGTTCTTCCTGTCCCAGAACAGCCTTTGATTACCACGGTGCGGCTGGCGGTGGTTCACCACCGTCGCAGGTTCAATGCGCCCTTCGCGTTCACAGCGCTCGCACAGAGGGTTTTCATCTAAGAACACCCTGCGCTCACGCTGCCACTTGCCGCCGTAGCCCCGTTCAGCAGTCTTTCGCTTATCATTGCGCCAGCTTGGCCCTGAACGGTGCGAAGCCAATGCTCACCCTCCAGATACGCGAAAGGCCAGCCCCGAAGGACCGGCCTCTATCGACTGCGCTATCCGCGCCCACTAACTGGGTGCCATAAACCCTATTAGCAGTCAACCAACTTCAGTTATCAAATCGACGTCAATCCCGGCGCGCGGGGACAACTTGCCGATCGGGATTCCGAAAAGACGATAGGGCGGACCGAAGTCCAAGCCGGCAGCTTCGGTTTCCTCTCTCACTCGGAGAAACGCTTCTTCCGTCATAGCCCAGACGAGAGGCTTCGCGCCCCGCTGCTGCGCATCGCTGAGCATATCCTGCAACGCCGCCATATCTTTGGTCATACTATTGCCTCCAACCCCTCGACCGCCAGCCGCAACATAGCAAGGTCGCGCTCTGCTGCTGCCATGTGCCTACGATGTGCCAGCACAATAGCATCGAGCCACGCTGGCCCGCAATCTGGGTTAATGTCGATCACTATCTGGTCAAACGCACGCCGAACTGATGGGCCTTTCGCACGCACGATGCCGAGGGATTCCGCCAAAGCCTTTTCGGCAGCCTTGTCCCGCTCGTCATCCCGGGCGACAGCGGGCCGTTGCGGCTGGAACCGGGCGAGACTATCCGGCGTCACGAACCCATATGTGCGCCAATACTGGGCTGCCACCTTGCGCCCGGCATCCAGCATCTGTCTCGCCCGGTTGGTGTCGCTGTGCAGCAGCCCAGCCGTGAAGGCCCGCCCGATGGCATCGCAGGTAGCGTCCTCCATCCTACCCTGCCGCTCCTTTCGTTCGCCAGCATCACTCATGTCCTGCGTCACCCGATAGAGCTCATGCCGACGCTGCACGCCAAGGCAGGGTTCAACCCGCTGCGACGATCGGTCCCTTAATCTGCCCGATGCGGACCTTGCGCCCTTCGGCTGACCGCGATTGTTCTTTCCTTTGGGGCGTCCGCCCTTACGCTTAGCCATCAGTTCCCCCGTTTTCCGTGTGCAGTCTCGGCCAGCGTCGTCAGAAGCTGCCGGTCAAAATCGTTGGTCAGCCACTCGGGCCGGATCATCACCAGCCCGTGCGTGTGCCATGCTGCGCGGGCATGGTTGCGGCCCTCGTCCGGGTCTGGCTCGCGGTGCAGCGGCGCGTATGGCGCGAGAGTCGAGCGGATGCGGGTCATGCCGGTCGCCTGATCGGGAACATCGCCCGCCCGCACAGCCAGCAATCGCCGGGATGGTCGGACCGCGCGCCGCAGTGGCAGGCGTGGGCTTCTTCGCCATAGGTAGTCATGCGGCTTGGCTCCCATCGAGGCGCTTGGCCGGCTGGGCGAGCAGAGCCTTCATCCGCTGCTTATCCGCCTCGTCCATCGCTTCGCCCGGCTCGCGCCATTTGCGGTCATGCGTCTGGATCAGCGCGCGGATCTTCGACAGCTCGAACCGACGGACCGCCAGCCCGGTGCAGCGGTCGCGGATTTCTTTGACCGTCGGGAACCACTGGCATTCACGGACACAGCGCCGATAGGCTTGGCGCAGGATATCGATCGGGATGTCTGACAGCCCTTCAGCATAGATTTCGAGAAGCGCTTCGCCGTCTTGCTCGCTGGACTTGCGCGGCGGCATGGCCGCGGCAAGCAGGGCAATCGCGTCTTCGATCTCATCCTTGCTCGCCGGTTGCAGCGACCGCTCGTAAGCCGGGGCGATGACAGCAAGCTGCGCGCGCTGTTCGGGTGTCACCACCGTATCAAAACCCGGCGCTTCGCTCACGATCCGCTTCAGCTCGTCGGGCAAGGCGGGCGCGGACGATCGGGTTTGAAGATTGCTGTTCGTGATCGTGGCGAGTGCGGCTTCCATCGCGTTTGTCCTGTTCGATTACCCATTTGTTCCAAGCGGCTTGCCAATCCAGTTTCCTCCCCGCTCCGTTGCGGTCGTCGGCGTTCGCGGCCCAGCTCCGGAAGCTTTCCAGCGCGGCCCTCGCCCAATCGATGCCCCGGCGGTCGATGACCGAACGGGCGATCGTGCCATCACCGAACCGAAGGGGTTGCCAGTCATCGGGCAATCGGAATGGTTTGAGCTTGTCGGGCTTCGACGCGCGCGCCTTCGAAGAAGACGAAGTCTTCTGAGAAGAATGGGGTATATCTGACGTATTGGGTGCAGCCGCTGCGGGGGTGGGTGCAGATGTTGCAGGGGTGCCGATTTTGCGGGGGTGCTGATTTTGCAGGGGTGCCGATTTTGCGGGGGTCAGTGTCCAGACGCTTCCCCGCCCCGGCTTATCGACGCGGCTTAGAACGCCTCGCGCTTCCAGCCGCTTGAGGGTCGCCTGTATGGTGCGGGTGCCCTTGCTGCACTTATGCGCGATCTGGGCGACAGACGGCCACGAAACGCCATCATCGTTCGACCAGTCGGCCAGAGCCAGCGCGACCAGCTTTTCGCTGTCCGGCAGGTCAAGCTCCCATACCTGCGACATAACGCGGATGCTCATCCGGCATCTCCAATGGCAACGATTACCCTGCCACCCTTCACCGGCTCGGCAATGACCGGGCGCTCCAGCCGGAACAGCGCATCATCCATGCCCAGCGCATCCGCGATCCCGTCGAGATGCGATTTGACGCTGGCGACAGCGTTGTCCTCATCGGGCAGGTTGCGCGTCGGCGGGTGAAAGGTGAGCGAGACGCGGACTGGCGCCGATGCATCCGTTACCGACACGCCAGCCGCCTTCGCAGCGAAATACCCTTCGCGGCGGGCAGCTTTCTTCGCCCGGTGCTTGGCCATGTGATGGCCGCGCCCGTTCGGGTTCAGGATACGCGCAGGCCAGCCCAGTTCGATCACAGAAAGCTCATCTGCATGCCGAGAGCGTTCATGTACGTCTCAAGGATCGCTGCCTCTGCCTCGACGTCGTCGCGCTTGCGCTTGCGAATTGCGATGATCTTGCGGATGGCCTTCGCGTCGTAACCGCGGCTCTTTGCCTCGGAGAACACATCCTTGATGTCCTCCGCGATCCCCTTCTTTTCCTCCTCCAGCCGCTCGGCCCGCTCGATTAACAAGCGCAGCTCGTCAGCGGCGATAGTTCCTCCGTCCATCATACTTCCCTTCGAATTGTGGCCGATCAGCTGGTACGCGTCCTCGGCTGGTGGATTACGCGCATCGTCCTCGGCATGGAGCCGGGCCTCGGCGAGACTGATCCCCGCCTCGATTGCGGCGCGGCGGATGTCGCCATGGTCACGCATCGCGATGCGAAACTTGCACAGTTGCTGAGAGCCGCCGGTCATGGCTTGCGCCCCGTCATGCGTTCGCGGGCCTGCCGGAGCTCGATCACGCGACCAGCCGTCCAGCGAGCGTCCAGCACCTGCCGCCGCGCGATACGATCGGCCTTGCGCTTGGCGAGGTTGCGTTCGATCTGGGCTGCCAGTGCGGGACGGCAAATCGACCCGCGCGCGTGGATGAAGCGCAGGCGCATCAGTACGCCTCCGCCCGTTCGCGCTCTTGCCGGAGCCGTTGTGCGAACAGCCGATTCTCGATCTCGCGGCGCGCATGTTCGGTGGTGCCGGGCGTCTCGGCAGCGATGATCTGCTTGCGCTCTTCCAGCCGGTACCCGGCGCGCTTTAGCTTCTGATTCAGTTCCCAGTGCTCTTCGGGGCACCATGCGAGATGCGCGCGGCGGATCGCTTCACGGGCTTTCGCCCGCGCTTCGGGGGTGGATGCCTTCCAGATGTTCTTTGAACCGACCTCGCGGCCTGCCTGCACCAGCTTTTCGCGAAACTCCGGGTCTTTCATCCGTTCGTGCTTCGATCGGGCGCACGCCTCCGCATGGGCGGCCTTTGCCTTCGCCTGCGACATCGTGGCAGCAGTCGCCGCGCTGCGCTTTTCGACGATGGCAGGATCGGCGCTCAGACGGCGCGCTTGCTCCGCACGGCGGGCGCGCTGTTCGGGGGTGAGTTTGCCCTTTTTCGCGCGAACTGCGGGGTCTGCGGCGGCGCACTTCGCGCACTTACCGCTCTTCGTCCTGGGACTGATCTGCTTACCGCAGGCGCAATGAGCATACGCGGCGCTCATGCTGCTTCCCCTGCGCCGGGATACGGCGCGCGCTGGAAGACCTCAGCGCACGTCCGATGATCGCGGAACGGATAGGCTCCGTTCAATGCGCGACGGCGCAGCGCTTCCGGCGGCAGCGGCTGGGGCTTCATCGCTGGGTTGCTCATGCCGCCTGCTCCAGCGACGGATAATCGCTAGCGCGCTCCAGCCGCTTCCGGCAAGGCGCGATCCATCGCAGCCGGGTCGTATCCTGACACCCCTTAATCCAGATCAACCACGCATAGGCGGTCGCGGACGAACCTTCGGGCGCAAGCCGCCCTTTGTGCATCACCACGCGCTCGGCGAACTGTAGAATATCGCTGGGCGGGGTTTGACTGAACAGGCGCTCATACCGCCCTGCCCCTTCAAGGAAGGCGGTTCGCACAATCATCGCCACCCCGACGCGGCTGATCTCCAGCGCCCGCCCGATAAACTGCTCTGCCAGCCGGAACGGCGGGTTCGTGATCGTCCAGTCGACAGTGCTTAGAGGCGCCGGGAACAGGAAATCAGCGACCGGGAAACCAGCGCCATAGTCATGAACATCTGAAGCAAGAACCGGCCCGAAATACTCACGCAGCGGCGCGACCATGTGCCCGCGATTGGCGGCTGGTTCGCGGCAGGTAAGGAGGCGCAGCGTGCCATTGTGAAGGTCGCGCAGCCATTCGCACAGCGCGCGGGTCGCCCATGGCGGCGTCGGGAAGTCGTCGAGGCTGTCATGCGCTTCGCTGCGCTGCTGCATCACGGCGCTCGATCGGTTCGGCCCACTCACGAGACAGCCCTCAACCGGACATTATCCCGGCGGCTGACCAGCATGTCGGCCAGATCGACGAAGCGCTGGATCACGCCCTCGCGATCGAGCGTGCGGATATCCTCATCCGACGCATCGCCATCGTGGAACAGCTTGATCAGCAGCGGCACCGCTTCGGCCACATCGCAGGGGATTTCCGCCACATCGAGCGTGACCGCTTCGACCGCGGTCGTCCGACGTCCGAACCGGGCGAGCAACGGGTCGAGCGCCGTCTCGTCCATCAGCAGAAGGTTGAACACGCTGTCGATGCGCAGCGTCGATTTCTCGTCGCGCGCATTGCGGATCGTCTTTTCGTCGCACCCGGCATTCTTCGCGACCTTTTTGGGGCCGTGCTCGCTGCACAGGCGCAGCAGCGTGCGGGACAGGTCTTCGCGGGCGTCCTCTTCCGTAATCGCGAGGACGGGCGGCAATACATTGTTGCGATGCGGCATTAGAAATGCTCCCCATGGAAAGGATCGGAATTCACAGGGTCTTCATCGCGGCGCGGGCGCAACGCGCCGATCGCTACGGCGACGACGAAGCTGACCAGAACCCATGCGGCGAGAATGGTGGGGATGTTCATTCAACCTCTCCATTGTGTGTCGGTGTGGTCGCAAATCGCCCGGTTGCAGGCGCGACAAAGGCTGGTGGCGTCGGTACGCGACGGGACGCCACCGGCAGGAGCGACCGGGATAGGGTCGGTCGCGGGAGGATTTCGGCGGGTCATGCTGCACCTCCGCCGGGAGCGTTGCTCACGCCCCCGGCTTCGGTCACACTCGGATTGCCGGAACCGAGTGAAAGGATAGGCCAGCCATGGTCAACGCTAACGATATTCGCGTGCCCGCTACCTGCGAGTGCGGCACAAAGTTCGAGATACCGATCGCTGGGGTCGAACTTGATGGCTTCCAGTTTACCTGCCCCGGCTGCGGGCGCGTCGACCGCTTTACTGACGATCAGATCGCCGGATTCGTCCAGCAGGTCGATGCTGCCCGCGACGCACTCAGCCGCGCCGTCGCCGAGAGCGGCAAGCGCCGCGGCAAGCGACCGCACTGACGCCATCGCCGCATTTGCGCCGATGGTGGCGATGGTAAGGCTCTCCACTCGCGCCATTTATGCCGCCGTCCGCGTGTCGGTGGGCTGGATCCATGACCGGATCGGCACGGCACCTCTCGTCTGTGTTTCGATAAGGTGAGCAAGCTCGATAGTCGGCCTGACACGTCCGCGGCGAAGTCTGCTGACCGTGGTGCGGTCGCGGTCTATAATCAGCGCGAAGTCCGCGTCCGAAATGCCCTCATTTTTGAGGTAGCTATCTAGCGTGGTGCTCATAGACCAAGCTTATTGTGCATTGAATGCACATCCGTCAAATAAAAAATGTGCATCATATGCGCACGACCGCGAACGACGCACGGTGCATAATGCGCACATGGACGTTGAATGGCTGAAGGCTCGAAAGCGCGAGCTGAAAATCACCGATGAGAAGCTGGCGAGCGTTCTGGGCGTCGAGCGCTCGGTTGCGAACCGTATCGCGAACGGCAGGGTCACGATGAACGTTCGCCGCATCAATGAAGCGGCGGCGCTATTTCGCGTATCGCAAGCAGAAATGATGTATCGCGCCGGACTGTCACCTGTGCCACCATCCGAAGCACCGGATCAAGCAACCACCCGCTCGGTGGACGCTGGCGAGTCGGTTCAGATCATCCGGCTCGACCTGTCCCTGCCAATGGGGCCGGGGGCGACCGTGGACGATTATATCGAGGAAGAGCCACTCATCTTCGACCTGGGATATATTCGCGGCTTCACCCGCACGCCCCCGCACCGGTTACGGATCGCGGCGGGCGTCGGTGACAGCATGTTCCCCACTCTGAACAGCAATGACATGGTGTGGATCGACAGCACGCAGACGACGCTTAACCAGACCGATAGGGTTTGGGCAGTATCCATCAACGGCGGCGCGGCAATCAAGCGCCTGCGCCCGCTAAAGGAAGGGCGCGTGCTGGTGATTAGCGATAACCCGGCGGTCCCCGACTATGATGTGGGCATGGACGAACTGATGATCGGCGGGCGGGTTATTCGGTTTGCGAGGGATTTGTAATAGCGCAGACGAATGGCAATACGCGAACACCCAAAGCCCGGCTCAATTCTAACATGCGATTACAGCGTGGGATTTCGCGTGCCTGAAATGGTCAAGCGCCGACCCGTGGTGGTTATAAGTCCAAAAATAATGAACCGGCATCATCTTTGCACTGTCGTAGCGCTCAGCACATCAGAACCTGATCCCGTCATGCCGTATCACTGCCAGATTGACATTCGCCCGCAATTGCCCGCCCCGTTTCAAAGTGATGGCATCTGGGTTAAGGGTGACATGGTAAATTCGGTTGGTTTTCATCGGCTTGACCTCATACGACTGGGCACTTCGAACGGCAAACGACAATATTTATACGACCCCATTGACGCTGATACTTTGCGAAGGATTAGGCAGTGCGTGTTGCACGGAATGGGCATGTCCATCTTGACAAAACATTTGTGATCGAGCATATGCATTCTTGCTAGCGGCTCTCATCGCGATCCGCGTCTAAGACCCTTTTCGGGCCATCGGCCATGTGGCGATCGCAAGCCAAAGGCCGATGTAGATCAAATGTTATGACGCCCGCCTTGTTGGCGGGTTTTTTTGTGCGCCGATATCATGCTCCAACGCACCCTTGCCGTCGTCGGCGTAGACTACCCCAATAAGCGCGGCCCGTCCCGGCGCTTCGAATTGCAGTTATGTCGACCCGGCGAAGTGGTCGATCTGCGCCCCGAACCGAACAACCCTGCCGATCCCTATGCGGTCGCAGTCTACAGCGCGCGGGGCGTGCAGATCGGATACCTCCGCGCAGAACGTGCGCCGTGGATCGGGAAGCTGATCCGCGACAGCCGCCAACCCGTCGCCATCTTTCAGCAAATGATACGACACGGTGCCGCGATCCGCGTCGCGTTCGATGGCGACACTCCCACCCTCCCCGACCTGCCAGATGACCCGCCGAGCGATTCGGATAACGACCCTGATTTCTGGCCTGATCCGGAGTGGCCAGCCAAATAATGTGCATCTTATGCACTTTATGACTTGACGATATTGTGCATTAGCTGCACATGTGACTTCAACAGCGACACACTGTCGCAATGGAGGTCAGCATGGCAACGACGCTTTCAGAACAGTTCGAGCTGCTTTGCAAAAAGCACGACTTGTCCGCGATCAGCTTCTCGTGTCACGCGGCGGATCGCTCTTACGATCGCCCCTATTATTTCGTCACATTGACGTGGGGCGACATCCCCGCGGCCGCACAGCAGAATTGCAGCGGCTGCGACGACAGCCTCGACAAAGCCTTCCAACTCGCGCTCGCAGAAATGCAAGCGCGGCGCCAGCCCGCGCGGCACACTGGCATTGAGTCCGCCTCCGTGGATGCGCAGGCTGCATGACCCGCGCCACCACCGCAATCGTTGGAGCCGCTATGCTGGCGGGCTTCTTCCTGTCGCTGTTCGGCGGTGACCTGATTTGGTCGCTCCTGTTCGCGGTCGGCGGAGCGGTGTTCATCACCGCCAATGTGCGGCGGGGGCGGGTATGAGCGAGCATCGGTGCTTTACTGTCAGCGAAACAAGCTATCTGCGCGCACTCGATGATGAAGATCGTCGCGCTGACTGCGTAGCTGTTCACTACCAAAAGCCGCCGCGGATCAACGATGACGGACGGACGACGTTTTCGCTGAATTTCCCGCTGCTTATTGTCTCTGCATACGCCGCGAACAGCCGCGAAGTCGCCGAACGCGTCGCTGCGATACTCAACAAGCATTGGGACGATGAGCCGTCGGAAGGCGGTGAATCATGACCCGCGATACCACCATCGCCAGCGCAAAAAACATCGGCTTCGACCAAGAAGCCGCGGAGCGCTTCGCCGATGACACCGAACGCCTCCGCGCCACCGGGCGACTTGGGCCAACCAAGTCGCGCCCGTTCGCAGAGATCGAACGCTACTGGAACGACCACGCCTATCGCGCCGCATACGAAGCGGACGTGCAGGCCGGTCGCGACCACCGCAACGCGCTCATCGATGAAGGTATGCGCAAGGCGCAGGACCGCCGTGCTGCCGAAAAGGGAGATCGCCCATGATCGAAGTCACCCACCACGCTGCCATGCGCTTCACTGAGCTTGTGGACCCGTCGCTGACAATCGATCAGGCCCGTCGCGCCATCATGACCCACGAACCGGCGATCCGCTGCGCCGCTGAGAACGGCTGCCACTGTGTCCGGATCGGGTGCGGGGCAAAGCTGATCATTGAAAATTGGCGCGTCGTCACGGTCTGCACCCGGAAATGGACGCTGCCGCCGCTGATCGCGCGCGACGCAGGAGTGGCAGCATAATGGGCTGGTATATGCGTGATATGGACCGCCGATGCGCGGAGGCAGGCCGCAAGGCTGCTGCCGACCGGATCGAACGGCTTGGGATCAGCGATGCGATGTGGGACCGGCTTCAGGAGCTTCACCTTGCCCGCCTCACCCGCGAGCGGGGTGACCGCGCCTCGATGTCCTCCCCCACCCTCGTCGCGCTCGAAAAGCGCGGGCTCGCAACCTGGACGATCATAGAGGGCGAGCAAAGTCATATCGTCCTGTGGCGCTGCACTGACGCTGGCGAGCGCATGATGCGGGATGGCCGGCCGTGACTATGCACAACATCACCCCCAGCACCGGGCGTCGAGCGCCGGTCTATATCAATCTCAACCGCCTGCGCGTCAAACCGGGCGAGCGCGTCTTCTACTGGTCGCCGAACAGCGAACGCGCGAAGGCGACGGCTATCACTGACCATGCAAGCGACGATGGCAATTACTGGCTTATGCCCGATGGCGAGACGCTGCTCGTCACGAACATCATCGCCCGTGTGCCGGACGGATTCACCGAGGCAGCAGAGGCAGCCGTTCTGGCCGAGCTCGACGCGACGGACGGCACACTGACCACTTGGGCGCGGATGGACCTCTGCGACCGGCATGGGCTGGCATGACCAGCCACAGCCTCACACCCGAAGGAACAGCAATGGCGACGCGAGGACGCACCGGACACCACCACTACCGCACTGCCGATCTCAGTTTCGCGGATCTGTACCGGCGACGCGAGGAACTGCACGGCCAGCCTGCTTCGCCCGAACGATCGAAGGCCCTTCGCCGGGTCACGAAGCAGCTCGAAAACCTCAAATGCCGCAGCGAAAGAAATATCTGATCACCCGCCTCACTGATTGAACGGTGATCTGGAGAGAGCATCATGAAAAACAAACTGTCAGACCTGAACAACCATCTTTTTGCACAGCTTGAACGGTTGGGTGACGAAGACCTGACCGATGAGCAGATCGAGAAGGAGTCGAAGCGCGCAGAGGCAGTCGTTTCTGTCGCAGAGCAGATTGTCAAAAATGCCGACCTGCAGTTGAAAGCGTCTGCCCTGCTTGCTCAGCACGGGTACCATTTCGCCCCCGCCTTGACCGGAATCACCGCCGCCGCCGAGCAAAAGACGATTGGAGACGGCAAATGAAAGGGCATGCCATCGCCTATTCCGACGCTGAACTGGTGTTCATCCAATCGGTCGCTGACTGGCCTCGCGACAAAGCATTGCAGGCGTTCTCACAAAAATTCGCGCGCGACGATGTTTCGCAGCAAAACTTCAATGCTCTGTGCAAGCGCAAGGGATGGCTGACCGGACGAACAGGATGCTTCGCCAAGGGACAGAAGCCGCACAACAAAGGCAAGCGATGCCCTGACGGCGTCGGCGGGCGCCACCCAAATGCGCGTAAAACGCAATTCAAGAAGGGCGCGCGGACCGGCATTGCGCAGAAGAATTATAAGCCCATCGGCTATGAACGCATCACAGAAGATGGCTATCGTGAACGCAAGGTCAATGACGACCTGCCGTTCAAAGACCGGTGGCAGCTTGTACAGCGCATCGAATGGGAAAAGGTCAACGGGCCGATCCCTGAAGGTCATGCGCTCAAATGTCTCGATGGCAACCGCCGCAACTGCGACCCGGCCAACTGGGAAGCGGTCCCCCGCGCCGTTCTTGCTCGCCTCAACGGCGGACGATTCCGAACGACCCTCGCCTATGACGATGCGCCGGCGGAACTGAAACCGCTGGTAATGAACATCGCCAAGCTGAAACACAGAGCCAGTGAGGTGCGCCATGGCTGACACCGTGGACATGGCGGCCGAATATCAGGCCAGTGAGATTGCCCGCGGCATCGCCGCGGCGCGGCGCCCGTTCGATCCCGGCCAGCCGGGCGAATGCGCCGAGTGCGGCGACGACAGCCCCCGCCTCGTTGGTGGGCGCTGTGCGCCCTGCAGGGACGGGAGGCGCAGGTGAGCGAGCTAGTCCAGCGCATCAATAAGACGCTTCAGAGACGCTCGAATTTCGTCCGTTGCACTGTCGTATTTGGCAGAAAGACGCGCCTCTTTATCATAGATTTTGTCTGCAGGGATAATGCCCCTTATCGATTCGAACGATTGCTGCCACGCTTCCTCGAACTCAACGTGCGCGACTATGGCGGGCACGGAAATCTCTGGCTGACGCTGAACAATTCGCTCGAAAGCTGCCTTTTCGCGGCGCGCGCGGCGATATGTCGGTCCGAGTTCAGGGCCAGGCACATAGCTCAGGCTTTCAATCGACGTGAGCAGCGCATTTGCAATCGTGAAAATTTGCGTGTTCGTGCTTTTCCGTTGGCGCCGCTCGCGCAGTCTTTCGATTGCATAAGCGCCGATAACAGCCAATCCGGCGCCTACCGCTGCGCCAAACACATCGGGATCAAGAAGAGCCGGCCATTCGCGCACTATCCACGTAACAAGGAGAGCGCTGACTATCCCTGCGCCCCCGCCGACCAGCGCCTCTTTCAAAGCCGGCATAACTCTCACTCCTCGCTTCCCAAGGTTGGTTCTGGCGCTACCTTCCTGCGCGCGCGCTCGAGCGCTGGCCTAAGCAAGAGTCGCCGACTTGCCTCTTTCGAGCAAGGGCCGAATTAATGGGTGCCCACGCTGCCATCCTGCCGCCGCAGCGGCTCTCCTTCACGGTAGCACCGCTATCGCTAAATCGTGTCGACGCTATCCGCTATATGGGCATCGCGGACAAGCTGTTCAGCGAACTGGAGCGCTCGGGTGCGATCACCGGTCGGCCGAGCGGCAGGAACGGCGCGACGATCTATTCGCGCGCGCAGCTGGAGAACGTGCACGCCCGCATGTTCACTAACGGTGCGACCGACATCGACGACGAGTTCGAGGGCATCGATGGCTAAGGTACGCCTGCCCCGCTACGTCCGGCCGAAGAAGCTTGCGGGAAACAAGATCGGCTATTTCTGGGAGCGTCCCACTTGGGCAAAGCCGCCGGCGGAGCGCAACGGGCGCACCTGCCCAGTCGATTCCGAACCGCTGGGCACCGATCTGGCCGCGGCCTGGGCGAAAGCCGAGATCCTCAACGCCGCGCTCGATGAATGGCGCATCGGCTTGAGCGTGAAGCCCGTCGAAGGGACCGTCGCCGCGCTCTTCGGTTGGTATCGCGGCCTGGAGCGCTTCAAGGCGCTGAAATTCAAAGGGCGCCGCGACTATCGCGCGATGATGGACAAGCTGGAGAGCTTCCCCCTGAAGTCCACGACGCTCGGGCAGCGACAGGCCGCGGAGCTCACCGCCGCGCACGCTGATGCGCTGCACCGCGCGATTGAGAAGAAGCACGGCCAGCGCACGGCCGTCTATGCGATGCAGGTCGCGCGGCGCGTGTGGAACGAGGCGATTCGACACAAGAAGCTGAAGGGGCCGAACATCTTCTCGCGCATGGGGCTGTCTTCGAAGGCGAAGAAGGGCAACCGCGCGACCAGTCGCAAGGAATACGACCTCTTCCGCGCGACCGCGCGCGAGATGGGCATCCAGTCTATGGCGACCGCCGCAGCGCTGAGCTTCGAGCTTGTGCGCCGACAGCGCGACGTCTTCGGCTTCCTGTTCGATGAAAACGAGGAAGCCGCGCCGCGGATCGCGTGGGAGGACTACCAGCCGGGCGAACAGATCGCGCTGCAGCAGGGCAAGACCGGCGACCGTCAGATAATCCCTCTGCGCGGTGATCAGGATCCCGCCGCATCTGGCCAACCAGGCCCGCTGCTATATCCCGATCTGGAGGAAGAGCTGGCGCGCATGGAGCGCGGCGCTGGGCACATCGTCATCAACGAAGCGACTGGCCAGCGCTACACCGAGGATGAGGCGGGCCGAGTCTTCCGAAAGATCCGCGACAAGGCGAAGTTGCCGAAAGGAATGACCCTCACCGGCTTCCGACATGGTGGAGCAACCGAACTGGGCGATGCCGGGGTGTACGATGTGCGACCAGTATCCGGGCACCGAACACTGCAGCAGACCTCGACCTACAATAAGGTGACCGAAGGAAAAGCTCGCTCGGCAGGTACAAAGCGCCGCCACTTTATCGAAACGAGCGCTTCAAACGGCTAAACCGACGATATTTTTTCGTTCGCGCGCTGTTCTCTTGCGCAATACGCGACCCAAGGTAGGTCCACGCGTCGCACCCGGTGCCGCTCCCCGAGACGAGTCAAACCAGCGACGAACCGAGTCCCTAAATCGTCATTTACTGGCTTGCGTCGCGACGTGATTAGGCACAATCTATAGTAGCTGTTTGCGGGGGCAGACCCTATCACTGGTAGGACCCGAACCTGTGGGTGCGTAGCATCCAAGGTTCGGCGCCAAATATGTAAGCGCTCGCCGGCCTCGTGTCGGTGATGCCGAAGGGACATTCCTGCTCCGAATAAATCGGAGATGAATACGTAGCAGTCTGGGCATTAGGTGCGCCAGATACAGAACGAGCCGCCATACGGCGGCCCGGACCGAGGCCGAGAGTACGGGAATACTCAGAGCCTTTTGAATGAACCAACCCCGTCTTCGTGGGAACAGGAGAAAGGAGCATCCCATGTGGCAAACCGTCTTATTAGACGAAGCCGTGGGGCGGGCACCACGCCCGCCTCACGGCCATCGCTAATCACATTATAGCATTTCTGCAAAGGAAAAGCCGATGGCAAAGAAAACGACCGGCAGCACGCCGAAGCAAACAAGTTCGCGAGTGTCTACGGTGGCGTCAGCTATCTTGTCGGGAAAGCTGACGAACCCAACGAAAGCGCAGATGAAGTCTGTGGCTGCCTCAGCGCTTTCGCAGGATCAAACGCGCGGCCAATCTCGAAAATAGTTGATCCGTGAATCAGAGTGGAGGTGCGGGCGGCGAACAGCTGCTGGCACCTCCACCAATCAATGCTGCCTTCGTTCGGCAGCTTCTTCGAGCGACACGCTACGACCAAACCCAGCGCTAGTAGCAAAATTCTCTCTCATAGCGCCGGCGGCAGGCGCTCGTTCAGATATCTGCCGCCGTACTTCATTCACGGCCATCTCTCGGCGAAGCTCCAATATACGGCGAAGAATGGCCGGAATTTTCCCGGCATGAAGCAGGGCAGTGACGGCTGTAAGCGAAACTATTGCTTGCCCGCCACGCGTCAAAATCTCTCCTGCGAGCGGTATCGCGGCGACAGCGTTCGGAGTGGGGACGGACAGCGCAAATAGAGCTGCAACTGACACTAACAACGTGCCAAATATGAAGAGCAGCGCATCGACGGCATGCGCCAGCTCGTTATGCAATTCATTCACGCCCTTAACGGATCGACCCGAAGCGCCCATTGCTCCAATTATGAGTGAGATTGTGGGAAGAATGCTTGCGGCGAACAAACCCATGAACGTGACAAGTAGGCGGCCAGCGCCCCCTTCAAGGACGCCGGGTGTCACAGCAGCGCCGGCTGCGGCAGCGAGGAGAACAACTCCAAAGCGGGCTATTCGAAGGTACAATCAATTTTTCCCGCATCAGACCACTCGCGAAGCGCGTTCACAATCTGTTCCATTGCGTCAGCTGGGTCAACTAGCGCACCTACCATCTGAATCCTCCGCTGCACCGAAAGTTTCACCATGCCGCCCTTTTCAGACCCATCTCCTTTCAGGCCGAGATCTTCAGGGTCGATGTTTCGCAGCGCCTCGTTGATTGTAGCACGAGAAATTGGCTTCTTGCGATTTTTGCTTTTGATCAGCACTCGAAAGAACCCTTCGATCCAACCATCGTCCGGAACTTCGTCACTCAACCGCTCAATCGCGTCCTCGCCCCATCCTAGAGTTCGAAGCACGTCGAACACCGTATGACCTTCATGACGAAGCCGAGCGGCCTCTTGTTCAAGATCCTGGACAGCACGCTCAGTTTCGGCCCCCAGGTTTCGCTGTGCTGAAACGGTAATCTCGGTTGACTCCGAAAGCTCCTTTCCGTCACCTGCTCGAAAGCTGCCGTTTAATATTACGGCATGGCCAGCCTCCATCTCGTGGGCGTCCTGAAACATACGAGTCAAATACCGCTCAAGCGTTCTACCTCGAACCTGCTGCCCCTCGATCAATCCAACGTGGTTGCCGACAACCGCGAAATAAAGCGCTCCTTTCAGCACTCGTGTTCGTTCACCAAGCGCGAGATTCTCTAAAATAAATTCGCCAGTGTCTTGTTCGAGGTCCTGTGTGACAGCAGCCACCTCCGACCCCTCGTCCAAATGTATCAGCTGCCCAGCTAATACTGGCCCATCCCAACTCTCTGGGTTTGAGAGCTTATTGAGGATTACCAATGACTGGTCTTGATCCAGATCTTTGATTCTGAGGCGCGCGTTGTGCCCTACAACCTGATCATCTCGCCGGCGCCGCAATACGTCGACCATCATGGCCTTCAAATCGACACCTTCCCAAAGGTCATCCGTCTTGAGCTGACGATATTGAATTGTGTAGTTGCGCGCCATCTTCTTCCCCTCATTCCATATGCTTAATTAAGCCATGGCTTCGCGCGTTCGTCGAGGGCTTGTCGGAATGCCGTCGGAACAGAGTGTCGGAATAGCAGACGGCAAACGTGCAGCATCGCTTCGATAAATGACGCGATGCTGCGGGGAGACGGTGGTGAGCCCTGATGGATTCGAACCATCGACCTACTGATTAAAAGTCAGTTGCTCTACCGACTGAGCTAAGGGCCCGTCACCGGGGGGCAGCAGG